TGCATCAAGCATCTTTCACCTCTAACTTTTCTTTCTCATGAACATATAGACCGGCTTTTAGAGCCGCCTCTTGAATTTCTTTAGGCAGCTTCGCCCATTCCTCAGCGCTCATATCCCGCGCCGGAACACCAGCGAAGTAGCCACCGCCTTTGTAGATATATTTATCCACTCACTACCTCCTTGATATTCAACTGGCAAAGTACGCCAGCGTAAAACCGCCCGCTTCCACGCGGCCACTCATACTCGCCCGGTGTCACTGATGCAGACTCCAAAGCCGTGTTAGCATAAGGGCATCTAAATCCCCTCAGCATATCTACATATTTACCAGCATAATCAACAATCTCTGGTGCAAACTCTCTCAGTCCAATCCCCTGTTCACTCGCTTGCCAGAGCATAAGGTCGGTAATCTGCCAATTGACCGTCAACCCTGTGCCAATCGCGATAAAGCTCAAATCCCGCCCTTCGCCAGGAGTTCCACCCACCGGAAGAAGTAATCTGCAAGGCAATTGCGAGGTTGTGATATTCTCTGGCAACTCATTCAGCCCATACACAATCGGCGTTTTACCGGAAGCGGTTGTAACAGATTTCGCCTCAAGTGCGCTGTAAACTTTCATTATCACACTCATGCCGCCGCCCTTCGCTTGTATCGGTCAAGCAATTTCTGCACATCCGCAGGCAATCCGCTTGGCATGATAGTTACACCATCGCCCGTCACCATCGGTCGGTCAATATCAGCGCTGGTGTCCTTTTGCCGATATAAGAAAGCTGCAAGTCTTATGCAAGCGTGCGTGATATCAGCGGGAGCGGTTGCGCTAAATCCCCACGTGCCCGCAACGCTAATCTCGCTATCGCCATTCGTAAAGCTCCAAGCTTGGTCTTCATCCAGCCTGATAATCCACTTCGGATTGTCATTGCGCGGGAATAGCCGATAGCTTCCGGAAGCAATCTCAACCCCATCACCATTCGTCAGCTTGGTCACAGAGAGCAGGTCGTAACCCCATAAATACAAGTTCTGCCCGTCAATATCGTCAATGGTAAAATACTTGGTTGCCGTTTCAGCTTCAAAACGCCTGCCAGTGTAAGCGTCAATTATACCTTCAGCTCGTGTGAGCAAGTCAGTAAGCAGAGGGTCGTCTTCGGTCGTGGCAACGCTTATACCTAAATAGTCTTTTAGATTAGTCAGGCTTGCGTAGCTCATTCGGCTTCCTCACCATTCTTGACTGTTTTAGTAGCCTTTACTTTTGGCTTATTGATTATCTTTACAGCAGGTTCATCATTAATCAGCGCGACATAACCAGCTCGCACAAAAGCTTCAACCGCTTCCTCTGGCAATTCGCCCAATCCCGGTGCGAACTCGACCACTTTCTTATCGATTTCAAACCGGAATGGAACTAAGATTTTGACTTTCATCATTACTCCAATCAGGCGCGCTGGATGAGCATTGTCACCACGCCGCCCTTTTCGTCACCCGCAGCCGCCACTTTCAAAGTTAGCGTGCCCGATCTAACCCACAGCATTTTGGTCGGGTCGTTGATGTAAACGGTTGCGGCGGCTGTCACATTCGCGCCATTGCCGCTCAACACGTCCAACCCGTCTTCGTCTTCGATGGTCACATCGTAGAGGTCGGTCGGCGCGGTGCCGCCTGAATCAGATGCCAGGCTGACTTTGACGATCTTGCCGCAATACCAGCCAGAAGCGGCTGAACTTACAGCCCCGCCGGTTGCGCTCAACCAATCCCATTGAATTTTCTGCAATGGATATTCAACGCTGTCTTGCGTTATTGTTACAACTTGTGCTGCCATAAATGCTTCTCACTTTCGGGGTCGGAGGGAGGGAATTAACCCTCCCTCTCTTATCCCCCACTAATTAGAGGATGATCGCCTCTTTTGCGGCGGTCTTCGGGAACGTGCCCGAGCCTTCGTACAAGACAGCTACAGCGCTAACAGCAACGTTAGCAGTCGCAGCCACGCCGACAGCAATCTGGTAGGGCTTGGCAGGATTGACGGGAATGTCAATCGCGTAGATTTTTTCTTTGCCAGCCTCAAGCACTTGGGTCAATGCGGCACCAGTAACATCGGTCGCGTTGGCTCCGTTGGACGCGGCGCTTTCGGTCACTTTGTAGTCCAGCTTTCCGCCGGTCTCAATTGCACCAACAGCGACAATGTGACAGACACGGTCAAAGCCGGTGCAGTCAATTACCGCCTCGGTCAACGCCGTATTGGATACAACCGGCAAGATCGAGTGGACAATTTTTGTTCTTCCTAATAGGTTCATGTTATTGTCCTTTCAGGATTAAGAGTGCTGCAACAGGTATTTGAAGGCGAGGGTCTGAAGGACAGCACCACCGAAGCGCTGCTTGACGAACAAACCAACCTGTCCATTAGCCTGGTACAGATAGGGGTTACGGCTCAGTATGACGCCCTCGCGCTCTGCGAATGCGTACATGCTGAAGTCGCCGAAGACCACGGACTTGCCGGAGTTGGTGATTGCGTCCATGTCGGGAGCGATGTAAGCGGGGTAACCCATAAAATCGCCACCAGCCGGAGTGTTGATAAACAGGAACGGATTGCCAGTCAACCCTTGCAGGTAGAACTTGGTAGCGCCCTTCATCAGGAAGCCGGAGCTTGAATTGTGATATGGTGATTCAACCGTACCCATCGCGCTGATTAATTCGGCGGCAGTAATAGCAGTAGCAGAAGCGGTGGTAATGCCAGAAGATGTCGCTCCATTGATGATGCCCTGAGGCATTCCAGTACCAGTACCGATCGCGCAGTAGTAGTTTTCAGACGCAGCGGAAGCGCGCGCCACAACGGAAGCGATGTAGGCTTCCAAACCAACGGCGTCGCCATCCAACATTTCTTCCGAGACTTTGATCATCTTGGTGAACTTGTGGATAGTCAGCGCAACCTGCCCGAATACCGGCTCATTTTCGTTATAGGCGGCTTCTTCAGCAGTCACAACGAGCTTGGTGCCAGCAGTGGCTTCGGTCGGAATGAGGATGCGGTCATGGTTAGTCACCAAGCGGCTCACGGGAGCTTTGCGAACAAACGACAGCTCCTGCCGCTGCTCAACAATGCGATTATAAAAATCATCAGGCACGGCATATCCGCCTTCATCATCGGTCTGCCCCTGCCAAGCGCCCTTGAGTTCCAGATCGTTGCCCTTGAAACCGCGAGGATTGTCGCCTTGCGCCCAAGCCATAAGAGCCTTGATAAAGCTCGGCGATTCTTTTGCATTTTTAACTGTTGGCACGCCCTTTACTTCACCGGGAGCGGATTTCAGCTCTTCTATAATCGACTTGCGGATTTCATCAGCAATTGCCTTGATATCCACTTTAGGCTCTTCAGCCTTTACCTCTTTTTCGACGGATTTTTCTTCGTCCATAGTATTTTCCTCCATAGGAATTATTGAAATTGATTTATTATCAGCTTCAACCGATTCCTCGACCGCATCCACCGCTGATTCCTCAGCCTCCGGGATTGCCTCCGCGATTTTCTCAGTCTTCGCTTCGATTACAGCGAAATCGTTCGCTGGTAGTCGCCACTCATTGATATCAAACAGCGCAAGCTCACCGACCGGCCACACGCTGATTAGCCCACCCGCATCTTTTCTGACCAGATGATTTATTGCCCCGCTCGACGCCCGCAGCTCTGTTATATCTGCCTTCATCAGCCGTTGTGCCAATGGCTCTTCACTATCTAAAACAGGCTCAAACCAATGCCCGCGTTCATCAGCTCCAACATATGTGGCTCTGCCGATAAGCGCTGGTATTTTCTGCTTCTTACCAATTGTATCAGGATCGAAGCCATGATAATAAGTTAAGTTTACTTTATCACCTACTTTCAGCCAAATGTCCGTTTCAGGTGTAAAAGCTTCACCATCCAAATCGCGCCCGTCTATTGGACCCCCAAAAGGAACGCCAAGCACACGCCAGCCCGTTTCAACATAATCGCCGTCAGCCTTCATGCGCTTTTCGGTGTCATCCTCACGCTCGATTATCCCCTCAGGAACCTGTATCTTAATTCTATATAGCTCAGACATTTGCCACCTCTTGTTCTAAAGCTCTCATAATTTCATGCTCAATACGTGGAGCATAAACTCTCGCCGCTGTATCTACATTCAACCAGCCACTCGCAATATGCTGTGCAGTTTGCTTTGAACCTTGCACCAATTGTGCATAACTGGCATTATTGCCAATTACCGCAGTCCACCCAGTATTACGCATCTCAATTGCCCAGCGCGACCCGAGCTTTTCACTTCCCGGTCCACCGCGCTTATATGGCACGGTAATATCCCCGCGCTTCAGATGATAAAAGAAGCCTTTCCTCACCCGCTCATTCGAACGGATAAGCGGATTCGCCATTGGATATTTTCGCGGATATTCCCGCAGCTTGCCCTGAAGAAAGCGCGCTTGATTAGCAATGACGGCTTTTACCCGCGTCATCTGCTCAAGCTT